GTGTTTATATTCCGACAACACATCCGCTTCATAAGCCCGGACGTTACAAAGGATTTGAAGAAGCCGCATTTAGTTCGCTAACTAACTATAAAACTTCAACGAGAGGCGAATTATACCTTATTACCAATCCTGCGTTTGAAGGTTGGGTAAAAGTAGGTATGGCTGTAGATGCCCGAGACCGTTTAAAAAACTATCAAACCTCTAGCCCTTTTAGAGACTTTGAGCTTCAGTCTTTTTGCCGTGTTAATGATCGTAGAGCCGCTGAAGCAGAGCTACATCGAAGGCTTGGAAAGATCTTTGAACAACAAGGCGAGTGGTTTAAATGCTCAGTAGAGAATGCACGAGATGAAATGGCTTGTGTTAAATTAGATATGGAAACAAATACATGAAATCATTAAATACTCTTATTCCTGACATTTATGATAAGCTTGAGGGCTTATCAAATGGCGAAGGCTTAAATATAAATGAACAAGAATTAGATAAAACATTATCAAATATTAAACAAAGTATCTTATCATGGTCTCAACCTTCAGAGCGTAACAGCTCTTTTACATTGCGTATGTCAAATGTTGGAAGACCTGCGCGACAGTTATGGTATGAATCTAAAGATGAAAACAATCTTTCTGCTCCTAGCGCACCAACACAAATTAAATTTCTTTATGGGCACATCCTCGAAGAAATAGTTTTGATGCTTGCTCGAATGGCAGGACATGTTGTTACTGATGAACAGAAAGAAGTAGAAGTTAACGGCATTAAAGGTCACATGGACTGTAAAATTAATGGCGAAGTAATAGATGTAAAGACTGCATCTAAGTTTTCTTTTAAAAAGTTTCAGTACGGAACATTACCAGACGATGACCCCTTTGGTTACTTATCTCAACTGTCAGGTTACGAAGCCGCAGAAGGAACAAGTAACGGTGGTTTTCTTGTTATTAATAAAGAAACAGGAGAGTTATGCCTTTATCAGCCTGAACAAGAACACAAAGTAGAAATTAAGTCGAAAATAAATACACTTAAAGATGTTATTAGTCTTGACACACCTCCTGAAAGATGTTATGATCCTATACCAGAAGGTAAAAAAGGCAACATGAAATTACCCAAAGGCTGTAATTATTGTACATATAAGCTTGAATGTCATAAAGATGCCAACGACTCTCAAGGTCTTCGAACTTTCCAGTATGCAAACGGCCCAACATATTTTACAAAAATTGTAGTAGAGCCTAGAGTAGAAGAGATATTATGAATCGAAAAAAAATAAAAAAAATTAATAAGCATGTCGGTTTTATACTTGTTGATTGGTTAAAAACATTAGTGTCGGAAGAGGAGGCCAAGCAAATAAACTTAGATAACTATAAAGAGTTGCTCCCAGACCAAACACATGTCTACACCAACAACAAGTTTTTTCTTAGTGCGTTTTCTCCTCGATGGGTGCGCAAAAAATTAAAGATAATATCCGAAAAAGATCCTAATCGAGATGTTTCTACTATTACGCTTGAAGAAGTTATGAGACTAATGCAATCATGGAAGACAATCCAAAGGAGCTAATCCCACTAGAAATTTTATTTGTTTTATGTGCAAAGTCTATACTTTCTGGAGGAACAACAGATGATATAGATAAGCTAACACTTCAAGAAATTAAAGATGGGATAGAAATAGAACTAGAAAAAAGAGAGGCAACATACCATTGAACGAACCAAAAATTAGAAAAGGATTCCGCAAAAAAAGAGTTAAGCGGCCTGTTGAAAAAGATGTTGTATCAGGGTATGATTCGCATTGGGAATATGAACTGCATTCAGGCTTGTTAAAAGATTGGAACTTTCACACAGAAAAAGTGAACTATATTGTAGAACATACGTATCATCCTGACTTCATAAAAACAATAGACAATAAAACAATCCTTCTTGAAGCTAAAGGAAGATTCTGGGATGCCGCTGAATATAATAAATATGTGTGGATATCTAAAGTTTTACCAGACGATTATGAACTTGTCTTTTTGTTTTCAGATCCAAGCGCACCGATGCCTCAAGCACAGCGAAGAAAAGATGGAACAAAAAGAACGCACGGTGAGTGGGCAAGCTCAAAAGGATTCAGATGGTATAGCGAGTACAGCATACCAGATGATTGGGTAGATGTTAAATGTAAGGATGAAGAGTTGTAAAATATGATCGACCGAAAACAAGAACGTAAAGCTAAATTTGATAGGAAAAAGAAATTTAAACAAAATAAAAAACAGAAACCAACTGAGTTTGAATATACACAAAACATTAAGGAGTTTAATAAATGCTAGGAGTTTACGAATCCTATATACACAAATCACGATACGCTCGTTATATCCCAGAAGAACAGCGGCGCGAAGATTGGCCTGAGACGGTTAAACGTTACTGTGATTATTTTAAAAACCGAGGTCAGTTGACAGGCAAAGATTATGATGAAGTGTATAACTCGATTCTAAATCTTGAAGTTATGCCTAGCATGAGAGCCTTGATGACCGCAGGAGCCGCATTAGACCGTGACAATGTTGCAGGTTTTAATTGCAGTTACTTGCCGATAGATCATCCACGAGCCTTCGATGAGATGATGTATATACTTATGTGCGGTACAGGTGTTGGCTTCTCAGTAGAGCGCCAATATATTTCTAAATTACCAGAAGTTTCAGAGGAATTTTATGCAACAGAAACAACAATCCAAGTCATCGACAGCAAAATCGGATGGGCAAAAGCCTACCGAGAACTTATCTCTCTGCTCTACAGCGGACAGCTTCCTAGCTGGGATGTTTCCAAAGTCAGACCAGCGGGAGCAACTCTTAAAACATTTGGCGGAAGAGCTAGCGGCCCTGAACCACTCGTTGAACTCTTCAAATTTACGGTCGAGATTTTTAAGAAAGCGGCAGGACGCAAGCTTAGCAGTATTGAATGTCATGATATCTGCTGTAAAATTGCTCAGATCGTGGTTGTCGGAGGAGTCAGACGATCAGCGCTCATCAGCCTCAGCAACCTCACAGACGACAGACTCCGCAGAGCCAAGCACGGCCAGTGGTGGGCAGACGAACCCCAACGTGGCTTAGCAAATAACAGTGCATGTTATACAGAAAAGCCAGATTTCGAAGCATTTTTAAATGAGTGGACAAGTTTATATGAATCAAGAAGTGGAGAGCGAGGTATCTTTAGTCGAGTGGCAAGTCAGAAACAGGCTGAGAAAAACGGTAGACGAGATAGCAACTGGGACTTTGGCACAAATCCTTGCTCAGAAATTATCCTCAGACCCAACCAATTTTGTAATCTGTCAGAAGTTGTTGTCCGGCCTAACGACACATTCGATGATCTGCGAAGGAAAGTACGAGTTGCGAGTATCCTTGGAACTCTCCAAGCTACCCTCACAGATTTCAGATACTTGCGCCGAAAGTGGAAAGAAAACACAGAGGAGGAAGCTCTTCTGGGAGTAAGCATGACAGGCATCCTAGATCATCCGGTGTTGTCTGGCAAAGTAACCAAAGGTACTTTCTTTGACCACCCCAATCAGCCAAACTTGCCAAAGACTTTGGAGGCTCTAAAGAATGAAGCAATTGAAACAAATAAAAAGTGGGCTAAGAAACTTGGCATCAATCAATCAGCGGCAATCACATGTGTTAAACCAAGCGGTACTGTATCTCAGTTGGTCGATAGTGCTTCTGGGATTCACGGGCGCTTTAGTCCATACTATATTCGGCGGGTACGAGCGGATATGCGCGACCCCTTATGCGGAGTATTAGAAGCCGCAGGTGTGCCTTCAGAAATGGATAAGCTTTCACCGTCAACAAAGGTATTTTCTTTTGTTAAGAAAGCTCCAGCAGGTTCTATCATTGCCTCAGACCAAACAGGTCTTGAACAACTAGAGCTTTGGACAACATATCAGGAGCATTGGTGTGAACATAAGCCGTCTATTACAGTCTATTACCGAGACTCTGAGTTCCTTGCTATTGGTAACTGGCTTTATAATAATTTCGATAATGTTAGTGGCGTTAGCTTTCTTCCATATTCCGATCATACTTATGAGCAAGCACCGTATGAAGCAATTACAGAAGAGCAATACAAAGAGCTAGTTAAAAGTATTCCTACTGAAATTGATTGGAATCTTGATGAAGCTACAGATGTTACAGAAGGCTCACAGGAATTGGCGTGTGTTGGTGGGGCTTGTGAAATAGTATGACAAGACAACAATGGCATGGCGGCAAAGGGAGTATTCCCCGAGCCGTCAATAAAGAAAAGTATGAATCAAACTTTGATAAGATATTTAATAAGAATAAAGAAAACGAGGTAAAGAAGAAAGATGAATCCAAAGATGCCAACAGAGTATAACATTTTAGAAACTATGCGCGACTATTATCAAGCAGATATAAATAAACATGCAATGGCTATTGAGATTATGTTGAAGAATCCAATGGCCTTTCATGACCATGACGCCTTCTATGAAGCTATAGAATCACAGCTAAAACAATTGATGGAGTCTAAAGATTATATTGACGGGCTTGATATTGTTAGAGAAATAATGGAAGCGTGTGATGAAGATGTCTAAAGAAGAAGGAAATGTTTTAGGCTTTAGAATCTTCTTCAATAAAAAAGGACTTCTAATGTCAGAGTTTAGTACCCTACCGACAGAAGAAGTCCCAAA